AATGAACATCGGTGTCCCTTCCTCCTTTACGCCAGCGTGGCAACACGCCGACGTATACATCATTTCCTTCGTCGCTCCACTGAACGCATGCTTCGCCGATGCCGGTCCAGTCTTCGACCGTTCGCGGAAGCTCGTAGAAGCGCATCTGATTTCGTCCTTGATTCAGACATCGAATCTCGACGAAGCCGTCAGAGTACGGCTCAAAAAGCCATGACAAAAATGTCACAGCCTGTGAAACTCTATTCATTTCTACCCCTTATAATCCCTGCATGTCCAAGCAGGTCCCGACACATTACCGCACACGAACTGTTCAGCCCATCGAAATCATCGAGATGTATGGTCTCGACTTCAAGCGTGGCAATGCTCTCAAATACCTTTTACGAGCAGGTTCTAAACCTGGCGAAGATAAGACCTACGATCTGCTCAAAGCTGTCTTTTACCTAATCTGTGAGATGCACAGTATCGAGCTCGCCGACGAAGTAAACGAACAGCTGTTAATTGATGCCGCTCGCGATGCCTAAATATCGACATGTCGCCTCAACTGCTTCGTCCCAGGAATAGGCGACAAACCACAGGTAAGCATCACCAACAGATTCACGAAACGCGATCTGTCCTGGCGTCAGTTTGTTTTTGCCTGACTTCATCTCGATCCACATCCCACAGTGCTGTCCCATCTGAATCGGAATGAAGATGTCCCAGACGCCGGCCTTAAGTCCTTCGGACTTCATACGGCCACCTGTGGCCTTCGACCTGTAGCCGCCATTCGGCACAGCGAAGATTGTGCCCAGGCGCGAATCACTTCCCGCCATGACTCGGCACCAGTTGAAATAAGCTATCTGCTGTTCTGACTCGTTCAAAGTTCCATCCTCTCAAATATCTCCGCCAGGACATCAGCCCCAGCGGCCACCCGAAGTTTGTCGATTGCGCGCACCTGAATCTGTCTGATGCGCTCGCGACTGTAGCCGATCAGGATTCCAACGTCCTCGAGTGATCTGCCATCCGACAGACCATCGAAGCCGAAGCGAAGGCGAAGACATGCAATCTCTCGATCTGTGAGGACCTCCATGACTGTGCGCAGCTGCGCGTAGAGGATCTCTTTGTCCAGGTGTTCACCGACCGGAGGTTCTCCTGATGGCAGAAAGTCGTATCGGCTTTGGCCGTACGCGTTCGGCTCATCGATGCTCGAGACCAGCTTCACATCGTGCTGAAGGATCTCTGTCAGCGACTTGACATCGAGTGATTCGATTTGCTTGTGGAGGTATCGCGGGTAAGTGTGCACGACTTCTCGAACGTACGCGAGAAGTTCCGCCGGTGTTGGAGTCTCACCGTGCTTGACGATGTACTCCTGGCGTGACACTCTGATGTGCGACAGTTTTGCGATGGCGTGTGATGGTAGACGTATGTCACGACCACGACTCTCGATGCCGCGACCGATAGCCTGTCTGACCCAGTTGGTCGCATAGGTCGAGAAGCGGTGACCGAGTGACGGGTCATAGCGCTGGACCGCGTGATGTAGTCCGAGCATGCCATCGGTGAGCATGTCTTCGTGTTCGCATCCACGACCACGAAACTTCTTGGCGATTGCGCTGACCATTCGGACGTTATGATTGACGAACTCAGCGGTCGCTTTGTCTTTGTCTTTGTCAGTGCCAGCCTGGACCATGCGTCCGAGAAAGAACTCCTCCTGTGGCGTCAGGAGTCCAGTAGTGCTCGTGCGTCTACTGCCCCGGTACTGTGACCAGGTTGTGATGGCGTCAGTCACGAGCTTGCATCGCCTGGTGTGCACGGTGATCTGGTGAGTTCGGCGTGTTCCAATCGGATGCCATCATGCACGATGTCCACACTGCAACGACAATCAGTAGAAAACTGCCGACCATCTGGATGCGGCGCTGTGTCCGGAGGCGTCGCTCGCGCTTGAGCTCACGCTGTGAGCAGATTCCACAGATGCGATGTCCACGGCCATAAGGCACGACGTTTCGTCGGTTGCATACGATGCACGATAGTTTAATGTCCATTGTCCTAGTCCTATTCTGTCTATTGCGGGAGCTGCTGTCCTGCGCGTTTGCAGTGCAGCCAGTGTGCGACTTCGATCTCTGTGCGACCAACCACGTCAGCGATGCGCTTGATGGTTGAGATGCGTACCGCGTGAGCTCCTGAGAGCATCCGGCACACTGCACTCTTATTGATGCCGAGTCGCTCAGCGATCTCGACTTGTGTGAATCCATACATGTCATCGTTATACACACAGTTGACACAATATGTCAACCTATGCTAGGATGTCGATGTGATTGGACATCACGACGAAGGATTAGGAAAATGAAAAGTTCAGCTATCGCCACGGTCAAGTGGTTCATTGAGCAGGGTTTAACGATTCAACTTAGCAGCCCTTCCGGACTGCATGACATCGATCTCGATGAGGCCATCGATGCCATCGAAGAATGCGAAGACGACGACATCCGTGTCGAGAGTGACGTGGTCATCTTTGGCATGGGTGACGTTTGCATCAAAGCGAAAAACTAAGGGGGACAGGATGACACAGGAACGGGTTGATTTGAAATGGAAGTGCGGCCATACCGCACACATCACGGTTGGATATACGCAGGGGGACCTCAAATACAAGATGGCAATGATGGCGTCGACGCTTGAGATTTGCGCCGCGTGTGAGTCGAAGCGATCAATCGAACGCGCATGGTCACTGACGCAGCGACTCCTCGAGCCGAATCCGATTGTTATGAGCGGGTCCGAGAAACAGATCGAGTGGGCACGTTCGATTCGCACCACGAAGTATGAAGCGTTAGCACATGTCCTCAACTGCCTCCGCGAAGCGTACGAGACACGCCAGGATGAGTGGCCAGCCATCGCACGGGCAATCAGCCCAGTGGTCAATGATGTCAGCATCTGGCGGTCCTACAGCCAGTCAGGCGCCATCATCGATCGACGCAACATCAACTGGACGACAGCGTTTAGGAACGCGCTCAGTCGGGCAGGATTACACATAGGGGGTTTGAAATGACAATGTCGGAGACAATAGGCGCTATTGCGCCAGCGCTGGTCAAGGCTCAGGCTGAGATCAAGCCAATCGTCAAGGATTCGACGAATCCTGCGTTTCGCTCAAAGTACACATCACTCGATGCCATCATGGAGGTCGTTCGACCAGTGCTCGCGAAGAATGGTCTCATCGTTGTGCAGTCGGTGTTGGACACCATCGACGGTGAGCATTCGACCAGCATCATGGTCGAGAGCCGTGTCATTCACAGCTCAGGTGAGTGGATCGCTGGTGTCGTGCAGGTCCCTGTGATGCAACAGACCAGCCACGGATTCGGCAGCGCACTCTCGTATGGTCGACGTTACAGCCTCAGCGCGCTTCTGTCGCTCGCATCCGATGAGGATGACGATGGCAATGGAGCTGCACAGGCACAACAACAGGCACGGCCACAGATCAAGCCAGGACCGCCACAGCAGACCACGCTGCGTAAGCTCGCACCAACACCGAAGCCGATACCTGGCTATCACAATGGCTCACACTTTGTGATCGGAGAAGAGGACCCGAACGCATGACATGGTCTAAAGCACACGATGCAATGCAAAAGCAAAGATTTATACGTCGTGCAAGTTGGGAAGAAAACGCCGTGATGCTTCACTATATTGATGATCAAGGATTAGAGGAATACTTCTATGTCACTGAATCAGCTAAACAATATTTCGATAAACAATCCAGTGGGGGTTATATGTTTAAAAAGGATCAACATCCTTCAAATGATTGGGAGATTTACCCATATCAATATAACTTTGATAATCATTCTTGGTATTACGTAGGCACTCTATGACCAAGCTTGTATGGATAACGCCCGATGCCGAGAGTGTCATCGGGTATTGCGCCAGGGTCTCGAATCCATCGAATCAGGACAATCCTGACGTCACGAGGTTGCTTCGATATTGCGTCGGTCACGGACACTGGTCAATCTTTGAAATGGCGTCGATGTGCATCGAGGTCAAGACCACGAGGGCCATCGCCGCGCAGCTGCTCAGACATCGAAGCTTCAGTTTCCAGGAGTTCTCGCAACGATACGCCACCGTGGTCGAGGACATCGAGGTCCCAGAGATGCGCCTCGCTGGCGCTCACAATCGCCAATCAAGCCTCCCACTACCTAAGATTGAGGAACTCACCAAAGAGCAGCAGGATGCCCTGTATTTGGTCGGTTCATCAATCGAGTTTGCGACCGACGTCTATCGCGATCTCATCGCACATGGCATGTCTGCGGAGACTGCTCGCATGGTCCTGCCGATGTGCACACCGACCACTATGTACATGAGCGGAAGCATCCGTTCCTGGATTCATTATGTGCAGCTGCGAACGCGCCAGGAAACGCAGCTCGAGCATCGCGACATCGCCCAAAGCGTCCAGAACATTATGTTGGAACACTTGCCAATCACGATGGAGGCGCTGGCTTGAAGCTCTCTGACATGATGCCGCATGCAGACCTTCCTGCTTGGACTGAATACCTTGAAGCTTGGGAGAAGGAACACAAACCCGTGTATCCAACATTCGACGAATGTCTGCATGAGTCTACTGTCATGACACAAAAGATAGATTCTCTTGGACGAGATCATTATCGAATGAGATGCTTACGTTGTGGACACATGGTCAAGCCTATTAAAAAGGTCGATGCACTGAAGATTCTAAATGGCAATCGCGCATCAGATGATGGGCACATCTACGCACAGGTTCGATATGACCCAGACAATGACTACTTCCGAAACCGTGAGTATTTACGTGAGGAATACTATCGGTTACGTGCGGAATATCCTCATAATCTCAACGAACAAAAGAGGATTTACCATTCAAGGTATCTAAAAACTGCACGGTGGATGAAGCTTAGAGCAGCTGTGTTTGAGCGTGACAATCACACGTGTCAGTCATGCGGTTCGACTGAGTATCTGCATTGTCACCATAATACTTACGTACGCCATGGCGCAGAAAAAATGTCAGATCTGATAACTTACTGCGCCAGGTGTCACAAAAACCATCACATTGACCAAGATATGGAGCGCGAACGCGAACGACTATGGCGAGAAAACCAGCTGACAATCAACCATCTATCACTCGAGTAGAAGAAAAGAAAGAAGGACTCATGTGGCTCCTGAAGGCCAGTGAGCACGAGATCCTTGAGCGCCTGAATCAGGATGGCGCGCTGATCTTCATTCACCCTGCGCTCGATGGCGTGGTCTGTTTTCGCATTGAAGAGAATCCAGCACATGATCAAAAAGTGGTGCATGTCTGGCGGTAAATGTATAACAGTCTCGCCGGTGCTCCAACATCGGTGAACGAACAACTACCAAACAGAAGACCAGGTGTAGTGCATGGCCCCGGATTCCGGACGAAGCCCATGATCTGCACCTGGTCTTTTGGTTTTAGAAGTTGACGAAGCCGAAGCCGCCGAACTTCCCGAACTCGTGCCAGTTTCGTTTCTTCGCATACAACCCATCACCATCACGCTCGACCGACAGTTCGTCTGATGGTTCCGGACTGGTGTTTCCCTCGACCGTGTATACACCCCACTCCTCGACCTTAGTCACGATACCGATGTGAGCGATGCGAGAGAGAGCCGAGAAGTAGAACAGCGCTAGATCACCGCGACGTGGTCGCTTCGCTGTCGTAGCATCTCGAATGTGCTGGACAGGCAACCACAGACTGTTTGCTTTAAACCACCGCGACCAGTCTGGACAATATGCGGATCGAGGAAACGTCTCATCGTAAATGATGCCGAGCTGCGTGGCTGCTTGCTTGTGACGGAATCGGACGTGTGCTGCGCACCAGGGGGAACCAGCAGGGACCGGAGGTTTGCAGGATGCTTGATACGCTTCGACTGCTTTGCCTCTGTTCTCGCCGACTTCCTGGACGCCAACATTCGCGATGGCCAGATCTGTCGACAGTAGTGCTATTCGTCGTTCATCCATGATGTATACTCCTATTGTCCAACCGGTTTCTGTTCCTAGTCCTAGCGCCTCCAGCACCCCTCTGGAGGCGTTTCCTTTTTAAGCGAAGGTCTCCGCGTCGTCACTGCTACTCACGATTGTGATGCCTGTCGAGGTGTGGCTGTAGATGAGATAGATGACTCCGAGGCGCCAGTAACACGCGAGCTCGTCGCTCCGCACATTGCCCGTCACGACGTTTGACGCAGATGTGATGACGTTGCCCATCGGGTCACGCTTGACGCGCTGGATGTTAGCACCACTGGTGCGAAAGAAGATGTACTCCATGCCGTTTGGAGACACGCAGACCGTGCCATGTGATCCGGATCCGATTGTAGTTGCCACGCTGACTGTGTTCCCTTCGTCGTCGGTCTGATACCGCAAAATGTTATTACCGGTCTTTGTATCCACAATAATGATGAGATACATCGAGCCGCTTGATTTTGAATACGCCAGGCTAAGACACTGCGCGTTCGTGATCGGCGTGACAACTTCGTCCCAGTTCGTGCCGTTGTGCGCCCTGGCGTGATACAGATTGACACCGCCACCAGCTGTAACGACACCATATGTCGCTTGCTGTGCAGGTGACACGTCAGCCGCCGTGCAGTTCCCTGCGAGCACTTCTGTGCGGAACACTGCGCGCTGTCGCTTCGCCGAATACATCGGATTGACACCGACACTGTTTGTTCCTTCGACGATGGAATGATTCGCTTTACCCAGTCCGAACGGTGTGCCTGTCTGATAGTTACCGAGCGCGTCGAAGGTTGAATCAGTGCCTCGAGATGATGAGTCACTCGAGAGTTGAAGCGTCACGGTCCCACTAGTCGCCGGATCTCCTGATGTGTCCAGGACAATGCCGTGCGCTGGACCACGAAGGATGGCGCCGAACGGCAGATACAAAGCACTGTCTGTGCCACCATTGACATCGAACGGGTCATACAGATCGGGAATAAAGTCGCCGTTTATCGAGTCGAACAGAGTCTGTGCTGTGATGGTCCCGGTCGCAATCTCGAAGCCGTACGCGAAGTCTGTCCCCGTCGTCGCGTTAGGTGTTGCGAGGATTCCACCGCCATACAACCACGTACTGATACCAGTTCCACCATTCAGGAAACAGTCCCTCAGTGGAGGCTGTGAGACGCTACAGGTACCACTGCCTGGGTACGCCACGGAGTTCGTCGCGGTCCAGCCAGGATGTCGGACGATGCTGTCATCGGATGTGTTGATTTGACCAACGAGGTCCACAATAGTCAGCGGTGTAACACTGTAGGACGTCACGCCTGTGGCGCCACCGACAGTCTTTTGCCATCGATAGTCAGACTCCTCCTCATCGCGACCATCGTTCTTTTGTTGCCAGAACCGACGTGAATAGTAATAAGTTGTCGTGTCGACTTCGGCGACAATCGCCGGTGTGATGCGTTCGTTTTCGTATCCAAGACCACTCGGGACATAATGGCTGTTCGTGAAACCATTCGTCGTGTCCTGCTTGAGCGTCGTGGTACCTAGGTCAATCGCCCCTGTAGCGATGCGTAGGCGCTGGCATGACGTAACACCCCAATATGCCGAGTCGACGCTCTCTGAGCCAGCGAACGAGGTGCTGGCGGTATTCTTCCTCGGGTAGGGATTGTCCTTGCCATCGGTGAGCGGAAGTGCACTGACAGACCACGCATCCGGACTGCCTAGGTCGATGGTCACTGTCTGATACGACGTAGTCGCAGCTGTGACGTTCCATGTCTTCGTGTTGCCATGAAAGTCAGTGATGACGAATGTTCCCGCCACGCCTGTCCCGCTTTGCGCCTTGATCTGGATGTCAAGGTAGCGGTATCCCGACATGCCTTCGTATGGTGCGAACAGTCGGTCGTTACCTGTTCCTGCTATGCTTCGTGTCGTGGCATATGCCAGACTCCAGCCATTGAACCTGAAGCCACGGAACATGCACCGCGTCTCTGTATTTGCCTCGCCAACAGCTGTGAGCGATGCACCAGTGATGGCACACGAGATGCTTGCTGGGACATCATCGAGCGATGTAGTCAGAGTGTTCGACCCGTAGTCCGGATCCGTCAGGACCGTCGTGGTCGCATAGTCCACGAAGGTATCTGACCCCGACATCGAGCCTGTTCCAGTTATCGCCCTGGAGGAACCATCGAAGCCAGTCACGGTCACTGTGAGTGAGTCTGGGTACGATGTCGACCACGCCCTTGTGCGACCAATGACAGCGACACTGCGATCTAGACACGAGCTCGTGCTGATGGTCGCGCTGGCCGTTGAAACAACGCCGAAGCCGTCGGTCGTTCCTAGAACGCTGAGGCTCCACTCCGTGGCGCTTTGTGCGTGGAATGTATGAGCATGCGTGATGTCATGCACAGCGACCGTGTTGACCTTGACCAAGGAAACAGCGAAGTCATGACGTACGTCACCGGAACTGAATCCATTTGCACTCAGGATCGCGGTGTAGTCTGCTGTTCGCCTCGATGTCGCAGCTGCGGACACGCTGACTGATCCGCCATTCGCGGTGATACTACAGGCCGCCGTTGCACCACTCGTGGTCATCTCATACCAGCGATACGCAGTCTGTGGAGGGAACACTGTCGGCGCCACACTCGAGCTGTAGGCTGTCTCGGTGACGTCCCACAGTTTGTCTGTCGACACTGATGCTGTGAATGTGCCAGCGCATGTCACGCTCACATCCTTGTATGTCGTGGCGCCTGTCTCGGTTCCTGACGCAAGGACCACGTAATTGCTGTTCGTGCTTCCGTGGCCGTTGTTCACCGCCAGGTTCGCACGAAGTTCCCATGTCCACGTTGCACCAGGTGATGGTGCATTGACGCTGGTGGCAATGGCGAGCGAACCGAGGAATCCCAAATGCCCGCCAAAAGTGAAGTCTGTTGAATGCGTGTCGTAGTCAGGCTCGAGAGGTTGCACCGCGAACGGATTCCAAATGCGTTCGGTCACGTTCTGCGTATGCGACATCGTCAGCGTCGATGTTCGTGTCCCATCGATGTACGCCACTATTCGCCACCATCATTCAGGTATAAACCCCGGTACACAGCACGTCGAAACTGTTTCACGCCAGCCTCGACCACGAACTCGATCGTCGGAATCGCGATGATGCGATAGACACCCTTGATGGTCACACCATCAGGTTGCATGATAGTCACCACGTCACGAACCCATAAAGGACGATTCGTCGCGGACAGTACCAAGAAGTCACTCTCCCACTCAATCAGGATTCGACCTGTCATCAGTCGGTCTTTGAGTGCAAGCATGGCCTGGTACGCCACAGCACTCGATGTGATGCTAGGATCACTTAGGATGTATGGAACCGGTCGACCGCGCCAGTTGTATGGCCTTGATGCTGGAGCAGTGCCAGCAGTCTGACTCGCATCATCTGCATCGTAGGAATAGATGAGGTCACCATTGCGCGGATCCTGTCCGATGACCGTGATCTGATTGCACTCTGGTGATTCATAGTGCGCGCTCATCTTACGGACCACCCGCTTCTGTTGAAGCGCCGCAACGACGCCACCAGCAGCTGCTGTCGCGACACTTTGGTACAAAGTCATTACGCTGGTCGATGTCAAGTCAGCCGGATTTGACCACTGGTATTTGTAGCCACTCGATGTCGGAGACCATCCAGTGATGAAGGTCGCGGCGTAGTCGGTTTTAAGTTTTCCGATCATCGAAGCGATTGTGTCACCACGCTGAGGGACGAAGTTTGAATACCCGCGAGCGATGTCTGGACTGCGAGAAATATTGATTCCAAGCGCGTCGTTATATAGCAGGTAAGTAGCCGGAGGATAGCCAGCCATCGTCATCATGTCACCGATGGCGTTTTCTGCGGTGTAGCCGTCGTATAGGATTCCGTCCTGGAAGTAATACAGCTCAAAGTCACGCGAACGGTCCATACCTTCAAACTGAAGCGTACTAAAATTTAGACTCGTATCACCCTGCTCATACTGGATTTGCGGAGGCGCCAGTGTACCTCTGAATATATCGGTGTATACAGCCGGATCAGCACTGTTCGAGATGGCCACACGAATAGGACGGTCGCCTGTGATCTGCGGCTGTGCCACTCCAGCATCGAGGAGTTTCTGGCGCCTGGCGCTCATCTTCAGCGTAGTGCGCGAAGTCTCATCAACACTCAATACCAAATCATCGATGTACTGTGTGATGTCGACTGGACCATTGTATGTCGATGTCGCAGCTGGTGTGCTGCTCGCCATTGCTGCGGATACACCATAGGTCTGCGTGTATGGACTCGGAGTTGTGATGGTCACCTTGATTCGCAGATTCTGAATGATTCCATCTGGCGTGTACGGAGAAAAACCATCGGTTACAGCGACGGCTGTTGTGATAGTCCCTGCGGATGTTCCAACGACATCACCCCACAGCTGCGGGACGAAGGTCGCACCAACCGGAGGAGGATAACGAAGCTCGATGTTTTTGCTGTAAAAGATTCCGGTCGTCTCGTATGCCACCGGAGCGATCTGCACAGTCGGTCGACCATACGGGACCTTCCACGCAAATGAACCAGACGGAAGGATG